GGCAGGCTTCAATCCGGAGCCGTGGGAAGCAACAAATACAACTACGATAGCTCGCATGATGGAAAAGCGTGAGCTTATACGCAAGGACCAGTGGATCCAATGGGGCGACACAGCGGAAAATCAACGTCAGCATTTGGAAGATCACTTGCAGACTGCGTGGTCAAAGCTGGAGGACCAATGATCATCAATCTCAAGGGGACCAATGGTTCTGGTAAGAGCACGATTGTGCACCAGATCATCAAGTCCTATGGGATTGTAAACATGGTCACTTATCCGCTGATAGAACGGAAACGGAAGCCGATGGGCTATCTTTGCTGGCACAAGGACAGCATCCGTCGGCTGTTCGTGCCGGGTCATTATGAAATCCAGAACGGAGGAGTGGATACGCTGCCGGATTTGGAGTATGCCTATAAATTGATATTAGAACATCACCAGCTTGGAGCGGACGTGCTGTATGAAGGGAAAAATCTATCGGACGGCATGAAGAATATCACATTGATGCAGCATGTTGGATTAGACGTGCGTGTGATATTTCTGGATTTGCCGTTGGCGGCATGCATCCGTGCCGTGCGTAAACGAGGACACATGATTGCTGAGGAAACGATAACCAAATTGTATCTCAAAAATCTGCGTGATTTGGAAATCAGTCGTCGGGCGATTGAGCACACTTATCACTTGACACGTGAAGAAGCGAAGGCAAAAATCCAGGAGTGGCTGAAATGAAAGTCATCGTAGCTGCCAACGTATGTCAGGCTCTGGCGCGTGGCATGACACACCTGAGCCAGCAGGGATCGTATGAGGAAAGTCGCGCGGGCAAAGTGCTGGTGTCCAGCGAGCCGGTGATCACGGAAACCATTTATCCTGATCAACGCGTCTTGTTCAGCCCGGTCAGAGACGCCAATCCGTTCTTTCATCTGTATGAAGCCATCTGGATGCTCGCCGGCCATCGTGATGCAGATTCCCTTATACATTTCGCACGGGATTTCCAGATATACGCGGAAGATGACGGCATGGTGCATGATGCGTATGGACACCGATGGCGATATTCATTTGGATTTGACCAGCTGAATCACGTGGTCCAGATGCTGCGCAAAGACCCGACCACGAGACAAGCAGTGATCCAGATGTGGGATTGCGGAAATGCCGAAGATCTGAAAGGTAACTGGAAAACACGTCCGTGCAACACGCACATTTATCTGCGCATCTACAACGGCAGGCTGGACCTTACGGTGTGCTGCCGCAGCAATGATGCGTTGTGGGGGTGCCACGGCAGCAACGCGGTTCATTTCAGCGTCCTGCAAGAATATCTGGCCGCGCGCATCGGCGTGAAGATAGGAGCCATGTTCCAGCTGTCCAACAATTATCATGCATACATGGATTTCCTGCAAGTGCTGAGCGAACGAATGTTCAAGCTGATGCCAGATTGTCAGTATGTACATGAAGCATTGGTGGATGATCGTTATGGTGGCGCGGTACGACCAATGCCGATGTTCACCAAGCCCGAGGAAATTGATATGGATCTCAACGTGTTCATGAAGCGGTACAAGCAAGGCGACTTTGACTACAAGGATTACGCGAATGGATGGTTTACTCACACGATGGGGAAGGCGATGTTGGCGCATGCCTACTACAAACAAAAGATCTATGATCGTGCATGGGATGCAGCAAATCAAATCCTCGCGAGGGATTGGGCAATCGCCTGCACGGATTGGATACAACGCCGCGTGAAATAAAAACCTTGTCCACTGCCCGTAGTGTGCTAGGCTTAACCATGCCGCACGCCTCGGGAGGAAGGAATGATAGTAAGGGAACACGTTTACTCGTCCAGATTTCTGGCGGGTCAGGTTAAACGGTATCACGCATGGCCAACTATCAGCACTCAGAATATCGGATCCCACTCCTGGAGAGTGGCGTGCATTTGCGTAGAAATTTTTGGTATGGATCCGTCTCATATGCTTGTCTATTGCTTGTGGCACGATTTGGGAGAGCTATGGGCTGGAGATCTGCCGTTCGGTGCCAAGATAAGAAACAATGGATTGAAGGAAGCAATGGAACACGCCGAATCCAGTGGTCTCCGTTTGTTGGATATTACATTGCCTGTCCTAACGGATATGGAGAAAGCCAAGGTCAAAATCTGCGACCTGCTAGAGATGTGGGAATTCGGCACATACGAGACTCACTTGGGCAACGAGTATGCTGCACCCGTGGTCAACGATACGCTCGCGGCAGCGTTGAAGGTAGCCGCAGAATACCAACTGTCAGAACCGGTTCACAAGTGGCTGAGAAACCAAGGAGCGATGAAATGAACAAGTTTCGACATCATAAATTTCTACAGCATGTGGCTGACAACGATGTCAAGTTTCTTATACCGCGAGATATATCCTATGGTGCCAGCTGGAAAATGAGCGGTGGTCGGTCAGCATGGTTTATGTTGCGGCGCAAGATGGATCGACTAGGGGAAATCATGAAAGGACCAACCATAAAAGCATTAATCAATACGCCAGATCAAAGCCTGATAGAAAAGCTAGAAGCACTGGCTTCTGCCGAAGATATCTTCTATAAAATAGCTGAAGATCCAAGCGGCAAAGATGGTACAGCTTTGGCAGAAATTCGTGATCTGCGCCGATACTTGTTGTTGGTAGAAGCTGAAATGATAGCATCAAACGCCATTACCTTGGAACCTGATGAATTTGAGGAACTGATGAGTCCAGGCACTCCAGAAGATGGCGGTCATCATGACAGTCAAGAAGTGGAAGAATAAGCATCACATCGGCGGTGAACAAATAACGATGTTTCCTCCGGATAGCTTCTGGACGCCGCCGACTGAACTGCCAGATTTGCGCCAGCACAAGTTGATCGCGCTGGATCGCGAAACGCGAGATGACGGCTTGAATAAGAACATGGGACCTGGATGGGCGCTTGGAAATAATTGGGGATATGTTTGCGGCGTAAGCATTGCATGGAAAGAAGATGGTCAGCGTTTCGGGGCGCTCTATTTGCCGGTCAACCATCCGGGAACAGAATGCTTCACTAAAGAACAAATCCGGCAATGGGAGGTGGACCATCAGAAAGCTGGCGTCACATTCGTAATGCAGAATGCACCTTATGATATTGGTTGGGGGAAAGCTGATCTAGATGTTCCCATCCCGGCCAATATTCATGACACTGCCTGCATGGCATACATGCTTGATGAAAACCGGCTGACCTACAATTTGGATGATCTCTGCAAATGGCAAGGCATTCCAGGCAAGCGCGAGGAACTATTACTGGAGGCCGCGCAAGCTTTTGGATTGGATCCCAAGCAGCATATCTACAAGATGCCGGCGAAATACGTCGGGCCTTATGCGGAACAGGACGCGCGTGCGACGTTGATGCTATTCCATCAGCTGGAAGAAAAACTGAAAGCCGAAAACGTATGGGAAGCGTATCGGCTGGAAATGGATCTGGTGCCGATGGTTCATGCAATGCGCATGAAGGGCATCCTGATGGATGAAAAGGCGATGGACCGCGCCTATGCCAAGTTCAAGAAGGAAAGCCAGGATGCACTGGATCAGCTGAGCGACAAGCTTAGTATGACCGTTACAATGGACGAGGTCCGCAGCAATAAATGGCTGACCAATGTGTTTGACAAGGTGCATATTTCCTATCCCATTGATCCGGACACCAATCACAACAGCTTCCAGGCAAAATGGATGAAGCTGAATCCACACTGGCTGCCTCAATTATTGGTGAGGGCCAAGAGCCGAGACGAAGCTGCGGAAAAATTCATCGGCACCTATCTGCAGAAATTCGTGGTCAATGGTCGGATCCATGCCAGCGCGAACCAATTCAAAAGCGAGGAAGGCGGAGGCACGCGCACCTATCGGTTCAGCTATGACAATCCACCATTGCAACAGGCACCGCACCGTGATGAAGAAATGGCCAAAGAATTCCGCGGCTGTTTCTTGCCAGAAAAGGGACAGGCGTGGGCCAGCGTGGATTACAGTCAGCAGGAATACCGACTCATAGTTCATTACGCCATGTCACTCGGGCTCCGCAAAGCGGATGAAGCTGGCCAGCGTTATATTCAAGAACCCAAGACCGATTTCCACCAGATGGTGGCAGACATGACCGGCCTGAGACGCAAGGAAGCGAAGGATGCAAACTTCGCCAAGAGCTATGGAGCCGGTGTTATGAAATTCGCGGCCATGATCAACAAATCTGAAGATGAAGCGCGCAACATCATGGCGCAATACGATGAGAAGCTGCCGTTCACGCGCGAGCTATATCTGGAGTGCCAGTATCGGGCTGAGCAGAATGGCTACATCAAATTATTGGACGGCGCACGCAGTCGCTTCAATTATTGGGTGGCAAGCTGGCGTGAGCATGGCGTTGCCTGGACCAAGAACAATTTCATGGCTGATTGCAGTCGTGAAGAAGCCGAGCGTAGAGTCGCTAATCCAGACCATCCGTGGTATCACAAGCCATTGAGACGGAGCCGGTGCAACAAGGCGATGAACAGCCTGATACAAGGCGGAGCCGCGCGCCAGACCAAGCTTGCGATGCGTGCCTGCTGGAAGGAAGGCTTTACGCCTCTGCTGCAAGTGCACGATGAGTTGGACTTCAGTATCAACAGCGAAAAGGAGGGTATCAAAATAGCAGAAATCATGCGTGACGTTGTCAAGTTGAAAGTTCCAATGCTTGTAGACGTGGAGTACGGCAAGTCATGGGGACATGCCGTGAATACTTGGATCAACCGAAAGGAAACGAAATGACACTAGAAAATGAGTTGGCTCATGCTGACAAGCTGGAAGAGAAACTGAAGCCATCCGCGACGGTGCACGAGTTGCCTACAACGACGCGTGCTGATCCGGCAAAGTTGACTTCCACGCAGCAAATCGCCCGGATGATACTTCAGCTGCCGTGGCGGGAAGCGGAGGCGATGGGCAACGCGATTGAGGAACACAAGAAGGATGGCAAAAGTCAAACCGCTGCCATTCAGAATTGGGCGTGGCAGTGGAAGATCTTCAAAGAAGAAGATCAACCCTCTTCTGGCGCATAAGACGCCGCTGACTGGAATCTAGTCTGGGGCACCAGTCAGCCTCGCAGCGCCGAAGCGTGACGGCACCCGATACGCATCCCGTCTGTAAAAGGTGCCGTCACGTAAAACCTTTAAAGGAGAACCCAAATGACTATTGAACAAATGCTCATCAAGCTGTTGGAATGCTACATCGGCAACAACGAGCAAGCATCAATTCTGCAAAGCTACATCCAAGAGGAAGGGCCACTAAGCGAGGAAGCGGGAGCAAAGGTCAGGGAATTACTAAAGGAGAACCCATGTCAAAAGAAGATCTCACAATGAAATTGTTGATTGTTGTGATCGGATTGGCAGGTTTGCTAATCCTGCTACGGATAGATGGATGGGGACGATGACATGCCATGTCAGTTCTGCCATCGTGTTCGCCGTTGGATTGTTCCTCGCTTCGTGCAGCGCCGAAGCAATCCGCAACGGGAACCACCCACCAGACCAGATCCCGGTAAGCCGGGACCAGGAACGAAACGCCATCCAGGATCAAGGAATAGCGTTCTGCCAAAAATACCCGGACGATATCGCCTGTAAATCTTACGGACAAAAGCGTTGAACCGAATCCCCCGTCTCCGCGAGGCAGCGTTCAAGCGCCAGCTTGGACTCTGCTACTGGTGCGATCGTCCCATGCTCTGGGTCGCGGAGCGGGATCACCCTCGCTATTGCACCGCCGAACATCTCGTGCGGAAGGCAAACGGAGGACCTGCGAATTATACGAATATTGTCGCTGCCTGCTTTGAGTGTAACCAGCGTCGCCATCGGCCTCCCAAAAAGCGACACCACAAGACCCATTGAGTGCTACCGTCCGTAGCAGTATCTAAGGGCATGGGGTGCCACGGTGCACCCCTAGCCGGTCTGACGCATGGGTGGCGTCCCTAGGGGCTCTGAAAGCCCAATGAAACCGGGCATTACTGGCGTTTTAGGCATGCCAAAAGCCCGCTATTACCAGACCTTTTTGGACTCCGAAAACTCAGTAAAACCAGACCTTTTGGGTCCATCAGAACGTCCTTGCAGAGCCCAGGAAAACCTTTATACTACCTGTAGTTAGCTAGCTTTTAGCTAACACGCTATTTGACAAGTGAATCTGACCCACGACACAAGCGCTCGGCTTGCGAACGCGCGAGTAGGCTCGATCCGAAAACGCCAGTAGCATCGCAGAGATCGCGGTTTTCAGGGATTTCCTAAGTCGGAACTGTCTGATTTGTCGCCTCCGGGAAGATTCGCTTTCATCCGAAGAGTTTCCTCAACTCGCGAAAATTTTTTCCTACGCGAAAATCCAGAGCCAGTAGGCAGACCGGTTGCCCCGAACACAAATCGGGATGGTCGCCGATCCGACCGCGCTGTTAGTTGAGATTCGGGTTCTTTCTCATCGTGAAGATATCGTCCACCCTGAGCTCCTACTCGGGATGGGCGATTTGTTGGAATACGTGCCCGCGATCAACGTTCTCTCCTCATGCGCAGTAGGCTAGTCCGAAAACAGCATGTGAACGCTGACGTCCGGCGCGGTTCGATTGTTAGTTATTGCTTCCCATTCTGAATGTCCTAGAGACCGTAGTAAGAATGGGAGGCAGTGCCGAACAATCATACCGATTGTTCAACCGGGACACATCCGTCCCATGACCTAGGAGGGTCATATGTCTAACGTCAACACTGCTCGCCTCGCCAATTCAACCAAAATCGTTTGGATCGGTGGCAACCAGAATCCGTTCAAGGTGAACGGTCCGCGGTTCAAGCGCATCCAGACGGTGCGCAAGAATAGCGGCAAGACGGTCGCTCAGTTCCGGGCCATGAAGGGCCTGAAGCGGACGACCCTGCGGTTCGCTCTGAACTGCGGTCTGGTCAAGGCGGTCGCTTAATTAACGCGATTGTTAGTGCATGCCCTCCCGTATGCTAGCGGGAGGGCGTGAGCGAGCAATCCCGCTCGTTGCCTAGGAGGGCAAAATGCAAAATCGTAAACACTTCCGCCGGTTCCAGAAGCCCACATTCAAGTGCATGGTTTGTGAGCGGATGACGCGTGACACCGGACAAGGTGTTGATCACCTCTGCCACGAATGCTTTGACCTCGCCGGCTTGGATAACCAAGTCAACGACTACGGTGAGAATCCAGCAGATTATGCGGCAGAAATAAACGCTCTCTTGAAAGTTATCGAGAAGCGCGGAGGGAACGTTGCCAAGGTTAAAGCTTGCAACGAGTTCCTCTTCCCCAATGGCTGATTGCAAGCCCATGTCCCGGTTCGCTGGGACATGTTCGAGCAATCCCGCTCGTTTTGCCTAGGAGGGCAAGATGGATACCCAGAACAAAATCGCATTTCTTGTTGGTGAAAAAGAAATGGAGTTCTTGGTTGATGGTCTGCGTATGCTACGCAAGAATATCAAAGAGCGTGGCTACACTGCTGCAGAAGGCAGGAAGATCTCCGAGCTCTGCAACAAAATGCAAATCATCTACAACAACAACAGCAAGTGATTGTAAGTGCATGTCCCGGTTCTGCTGGGACATGAGCGTACAATCATTCCGATTGTACATCGCAGCAAATCCGCTGCATGACCTAGGAGGGTCATATGACTACTGCTACTCAAGAGACCAAGAACGTCGCTCCGGTTGCCAAGGTGAAGAAGCCCAAGTTCACCGGCAAGAAAAAGGAGAAGAAGGTCGCCAAGAAGGCGACCGTCAAGCAGGGGAAAGGTTCCACTGCTCGGCGTCCTCGTGGCCCACGGTTAGATCCCAAGGCTAAGGTCATGAAGACCGGCAAGGCGATCGATACCAAGAAGTGGAAGGAGGACGGTCCGCGTTATGCGCGGCTTGCCCTCGTCCTCAAGAACGTTGGCAAGACGGTGGAGCAAATCCGAGACCTGAAAGGGTTGAAGGAAACCACGCTTCGCACTGCCATCGCGGAAGGCATCGTCAAGGTGGCTTCCTAACAGGTTTGCTAGCTTATGGCCGCTCAGCGCGAATGCTGAGTTGGCCATAGTCGAGCAATCCAGCTCGTTTGCCTAGGAGGGCAAAAATGAAACCAATTAAAGTTAGAGTGACTATCGAAACCATCGACGGCATCACGCTGCAGGAATTCGATATTCAGGGATACCCTGGACACAAGACAAGGTCACAGCTGGCGGCGGATATTAAAAAAGATCTGAGCCGTGGTTGGAACGTGAAGAAAATGGAAAAGCACCCAGAAGAAAAACTTTTGGATCGCGCTTTTGGTTTTACTCGCGGCTTGTGATTGCAAGCTGATGCGTCGGCTAGTTCGGCGCATCGTCGAGCAATCCCGCTCGTTTGCCTAGGAGGGCAAAAATGTCTGAGCAACTTACTGGTAAAGCTTTGGATGACATGCTGCGGAAAATTCGCAACCTGATGGCGAATGCTGATGATGCAGCCAATGAAGAGGCTTGTGCGATGTTCGCAAAGAAAGCCTCGGAGTTGATGACCAAGTATGGTCTTGAAGAAGCACACCTGGAAGTGGAAGAGCAGTCTGGCATTGATCAAGAAGATGTCAACGTCAGCTGGTCCGCTTCCCCTGCTCGTAAGGCGATGGTGGTCGCCGTCTGTGCGCTGTATATGGTTCGCCCGCTGACACACAGCGGGAGCAAGGCAGCGAAAAAGCACTGGACACTGGTTGGTCGCAAGGCTAACGTGTTCATGGCGAAGGAGATGGCGGAGTACCTGTTGAAAGCCACCATGCGACTCAGCAATGAGTATGCCCGGAAGACCGGCGGAAACAACATTGATTTCCGTCGCGGTTGCTTCATGCGGTTGGCCGAGAGGCTGTTCGAGCTCAAGCAGCAGCAAGAGCGCGAGTCGGCCCCGAAGTTCAACTCCAAGGGCAATCCGGAAAATCTCCCGGCGCTTCGCGTTTACGAGAACGACCTAATCGAAAAGTACCTTGCCGAAAAGTTCGGCCGGTTGCGTGCCTCCCGTCGTAGCAGGGTTCGCTACGGTGTGGACGGCATGATGGGTCGTCAAGCTGCAGATGGCATCGGCTTGAACAAACAAGTTGGAAGTGGAGCCAGAAATGGTTTCCAGCTTCCCAAGCCGAAGTGATTGCAAGTGCATGCTCCGCCTACGGGCGGAGTATGAGCGTGCAATCCCGCACGACAGCCTAGGAGGGCTGCCATGAAGACCAAATACAAGTCCAACATTATCCCGGAATCCATTGTGAAGAACATGGGTCCGAAGAATGGCACAGTTCGCCATTCTAAAGATATTGATTGGGATCATGATCCATTCAAGCGCACACATGAAACTAATCCTGGTTTCTATGTGTGGTTTGGTTTGTGGAAGGGTCCGTTCGACTCGATCAACGATGCTACTCAAGCGTATCGTGAGTGGGCATGGGAAGCCAAGCATTCTTGATTGCAAGTCCCTGTCCCCTTACGAGGGGACAGTAGCGTGCAATCCCGCACGATTGCCTAGGAGGGCAGAATCAATGGACGTCGTCTTCATCGTGTTCACCAATGGCAAGTTCTACGGCCTCTATCGGAATGAAAAGTATGCGCAAGGCGCCTTGCAATACTGCAAAGCATTTGGCCGCGCTGAATTGCGAGTGTTCGTGTTGTGACACTCCTACCATGCGCCGTTGTGCGATAGCGGCCGTTAATTTCGCTCGTGGCTGATTGCAAGTCTCTACCCTCTACGGAGGGTAGCAGCGAGCAATCCCGCTCGTTGCCTAGGAGGGCAAACATGAGAACATTCCGTTATGAAGTAATCGGTACTGCTGCTCGCGCTCAAACGTGGAAAGCGTCCGGTTATGTCAAAGACCCCAACAATGATTTGCGTGAGGTGTTTGAAGAAGTCATGCAGGAAGCATTCATGCAACTGACGAAAGGAAAGGCAGTGTATGGTCAACCTGGAGTCGGTTGTCAGGGTCCCTACACTTTCGACAAAATCACGATCCAAAGAGACTTTTCGTGACCTTGGCACAACGGCTGAAAGGCTGTCCATCAGGTGCGACGCGTGCTGCGCTGCGCCTGAATGGCCACACCGATGTCGAAATCGACGAGGCTGTGGACGCTGGCAAAATCCAGCGTGAAGTCCGCAAGTATAGAGACGGTGCAAAGCTGGAATGGTTCACAACAAGCACATGATTGCTAGTGCCTGTCCCTTACGAGGGCCAGGAACGAGCAATCCCGCTCGTTGCCTAGGAGGGCAATATGGCACTGAAGAAGTTCCAAGTCTGGTACATGAACACGGAGTTTTTCCGTAAAGGTATCATGGGTTTTGATTTCATGGATACGCAGGGGACGCTTCCTGACTTCCGTGATCTCAAGCAGACCCATATCCACCTTATGGATACGGAAGCCCGTGATCTGGAGCACCTGTTCCACAGGATGCAAGGTGAGATGTGGTCGCCCAACGGGGAAGCCCGTGACCTCATTGAATCCAAGGGACTGCACCACACCAGCATGTCGGTCGGTGACATTGCCGTTGATGAAAACGGTGATGTACACTTGGTTGACAGGTTCGGTTTTGTGCAGCTGAAAACCGGTCGTTCCAACTTTGGAAAACTCAAGGTTCCACACTGATGGGCAAGGTGGTCGGTATCATCGCCCCACGCAACCGAGAGGTGAAATACATCTATCTCAAATTCTACCGCCCGGAATGGTGGCAGGAAAGGGGATGGGTGTTCGTTCGCATCATCGGTGATTGGATCCAACTGGAAAGGATCCGAGGAACTTGATGACCTACTTGGACAAGCTGGCAGACATGATCAGGGCTCTTTACGATCAGAAAGAGTTTGACTGGGGTCTAATCTGCCGACTTACCGAAATCTACGATGAGTTAGTAGAGGAAGGTATAGAAAATCCAACGTTCCACTGATTGCAAGTGCCTGTCCCCTACGGGGGACAGTGACGTGCAATCCTGCACGGACTCAGAGGCATAAAGGAGGCCTCTAACTATGCGTAAAACTTATGGTACAGCGAAGTGCTCGAGGATTTATCCTAAGATGGAAAGCCGACGTCACTCCCATCATCATGGGTATAAGACGTTTGCGTTCACGGTCAATAAAGAAAACCTTGAACAGTTCATGGCTTCTTGTATGGCAGCATGGCGTGATCACAGCGAATGGAATGAAGCTGAGATTACGATGTTCCGGGAAACCGGGCAACTGTCTGTCACTGCATTAACTCGTTCTTGATTGTAAGTGCATGCCTCCCTACGTTGGGGAGGCATGAGCGTGCAATCCCGCACGAATGCCTAGGAGGGCATTATGAAACTGGAATTGTTCTCGGCAATCTTCGCAGTGTTCATCACTGTGACGTATGCCAGCAATCTGCCAATTCAGAGATACGACGGCAGAATCAACAGCTGTCCGTACGGATATCTCTCGAGCGGCGGATACTGCGTTCCAACCGAAGGTGCACAGCCGGCGATCCCCTATGACTCACGACATAACTGTCCGTGGGGATGGGCGAGCTCCGGCAACGCATGCCTCAAATCAGGAGACACCAAACGATGATCTTCCTGATATTCATGATCGTGGTCGTCATCATGCTTGGCGTGATCGCCGGCCGCACACGAAAGAAGCCTCCTCCGATGCACTATCGGAAGTGCCCGCATTGTTTGGAACGGATACATCCGCAAGCTTCACGGTGCTCACATTGTACTGGTGAAGTGGAAAGACTCCTGACGCTGCGCGAACGCATATGGCAGAAGCCTACGCCTCGCGTAGAAATTTTGCCACCGGAACCAAACCGAAATGCTTTTCGGTGCGACTAAGGTATTGCAAGCCGGTGCATCGCCATGTTTGCGGTGCACCAACGTGCAATCCCGCACGATTGCCTAGGAGGGCAATATGTCTACGAAGAAGTTGACTTTGTCACACGGATGGTTGAATCCAAAATCTAAACCTCCGCATGCCGACTACCTTTATCGTGTTGAGAGTGTTTCAAACAGTGTGAGTTACACTCCGAAACAATTTCTCAACAAGGACGAGGTTTCAGGCTTGTGTGATAACGAAGCTTGGGACGTTCGCATTGTTCCCATTCCAAAGAAGTAAGGGCCATGGAAACAATTATCGGAGAACTCAGAAACCGTATAAATGATTTGTACGGTGCTCTTATCACGGAGGTTTTGAAATGCCGAAACTGTCCCATCCGTGTAGCTGCGGCAGCCAAGAAGAACGGTTCGCAAAATACGACGCGCGAGGCATCTTCTTGTTCTATTGCTGTACGCAATGCTACCAGAGGAAAGCGTCCAAGTATCGGCCAGAAGTCCTGACCGACCCCAACTATCACGTTGATGAACCTATCGACGATGATTACTAGAAAGGAGAAAATGCAAGCCACATGAAAGTCTGAGGGAGGAGTCCGGAAGCTCCTCCCTCTTTTCATTGCAGCTAACTACGCTTCACGGAGCGTAGTCAGGTGCAATCATGCACCACGGTCCCTCTCCGGTTACTACATTTTGCCCTCCGCCGGGGAGGGACCACTATCATTGGAGGGCAGTTGATCTAGGAGGGTCAATGAAGTATATCGACGTTCGCCTGCGCATTCCCATCAACAAAATGGGAGTGCTAGTCGAATCGCTTCCCGAATGGGCGGCGATGATCGGCTATGACAAGCTCGCAGAAAGCGAACCGAAGCCCGTGCGGAAGTATCGCAAGAATGGCGAATACAAGCCGACCGGTGCAAGGCTCGCCGTCATGCGAATTGTTGGAGGCAAGAAGCTGCGTCCTATGGATATCATCGCAAAGCTTTCCAAGCAACATCACCCCAAAGCCATTTCCACTGCGATTCATGGTTTAAAGGGTAAAGGGTTGCTCATGAAGCACGAGGATGGCACCTATGGCAAAGCCAAGTAGAACGTTGAAGGTCTACAAATCCTATAACTTTGTGGACAAAGATCCCATCATCGATTATGCGCGTACTCGCGTGTTCACGCACGGAGGCATCGGCAAGGTCGCCGCGGCTTCTGGCGTGACACCGACCACGTTGTATAATTGGTTCCACAAGAAAACGCGATGTCCGCAGTTCGCTACGGTCGCGCGCGTATTGATTGCTTGTGGAGAATCAGTGATTGATCTCCGTGCGGTGCAACGTGCTCCTAAGCGTAGCAACGTAAGAGTAATCAAAGGTGGAAAGGGATAACAAGTCGATGCTGCTCTATATGGGCAGCATCTACGAGCAATCCCGCTCGTGGTCTAGGAGGGCCAAATGTGTTGGATCTACCTGAAGAACAAAAATGGTTCCAATTATCTGTACACTGTCGGTGTCTATTTGCCGAAGGAATACAGTGATGGGAGCAATGGCTGGGACTTTCAACCCGTTGCAGATTTCAACAAGGAATTCGACGCCAGAGAGTTGGTGAACTTTCTGAATGGCGGAACCAAAATTGAGATGGTGCAGCAGTGAGAAAGAAGCGTGAAATCCCCAAGTACAATGACTTTCCGTTTGATGAAACCATGAAAGCGGCAAGGAAACTTGCCATGGAAGGTAACGTCATCATTCAGAAATGGACTTGTGCTGGTTGTGGCGCACGCTTGTGCGGCGTTCCAAATCATTGGACTGACCACGGTCGGTGCGATGAAGTGGAAGGGAAGCCTGGATGCAAGACTGTAACTGATATTCGCAAGACCGGTTGCAATTATGCCTTGGTCCAGTCTACTGATCCAACTTTCATTCGCAGGCTGCTCAATCAGTTTGATCCAGACCTGCATTGATTGCAAGCTGATGCGTCGGTTACGACCGGCGCATCGTCGTGCAATCGCACGGGAAAGGAGGTGATTAGAAGATGTCACCTACAAGACGAGCTCAAAACATAATCACTGGTCTTCTGCAGAAACGCAAGTGGATCAGCTTGTCTGACGATATTGAGCCTACATTCAGGCGTCGGTATCCTCATTTGCGGCCATACATGACTCACGCAATTTGGAATCTTGTCACGCATGGCGAAATGATCAGGCTCGGTAACGGCTCTGGCGTTTACGGTAGACCGTAACTTGATTAGACTGCAAGTGCATGCTCCGGGGAAACTCGGAGCATGAGCGTGCAATCCCGCACGATCATGCCTAGGAGGGCAAGATGTCTAATATAGCTGGAGCCATCATTGGCACCATCTTAAGCTTTGCGCCTCAACCGGTGATCTGTTCTCCCTATGGATGCAGGTCAACATTCTGGAGGCCGCCCATCGTAATGACCTACCCGAATGTGATCGTAACGTCACCTCCGGGCGTCATAGGCTATAAGCCGTATTGGGCGGAAGATTCGGTAAGACCACCTCCGCCACGTCCGGCTCGGCGAGAACCGCCGGCTCAGAAGGATGCACAAGCCAATGAAATCGAAAATGATATCATGCAGTTTTGTGACAACCATCCTGACGAGCCGTTCTGCGGCAAGCTCGGTGCATACCTGAGGAAGCATCCAGATCGGAGGCACTGATGGATCAATACTTTGTGATCTACAAAGTAAAAGATCCAAAAACCAAGGAAGTCCTGGAACTATTTTCCGGGCCACATTCAGAAGAAGTTGTTCTGGATGTGTTCCAAAGCATCAAGCATTCTGCTGGAGTGCGTGATGCTTGGATCAGCGATTGCAAGCCCATGCGCCGCTAACACCGGCGCATGCACGAGCAATCCCGCTCGACTGCCTAGGAGGGCAGGACATGACGACACTCCAAGAATTCTTGGAAGGCGAACCCTTGGAATATCGTGGTTTCAATTATAAATGGCACACTGCCGTTTATCGTATTGGAATCGGGATATATATCTACAGAGGAAAGCAATCTGTTTGCACCAGCAAACTGATCAATAATGACGAGCTTGCGAAACGGTTTTTCTACAACCAGATGAAAGACCAACAGAATGTCAAGGAAAAAGAATAATTCTGTAGACGACGGCATTCCAGACTTCCTGCGCATCTCGCAAGAGCAACGCAAGGCAGACTGGAAGGAATGGATCGCCAAGCACAAGCCCGCGCCTGTTATCGTTCCCAAGGCAGAACCGGAAGTGCGCGTGAAACAACCCAAACAGAAACCCGCAGTTATCGGACACCTTGAAGACAAGGACTTCTTCTATCCAGGCAGCATCATTCGCGTCCTGCTGAAGAAGAACCCATCTTCAGGTGCCCGAGGACTTCGGGTTGATGTCGTTTTTGCGCATCACGGAAAGACGGTCCAGCAATTCCTAGATGCTGGTGGCAATCCCACCACGTTGAAAAATTGCGAGAAGGCGAAATGGATAACGGTGGAGAACAAGTGATGGTGAGCCATGCCAAGACTAAGATCAAGTATCGTGGCAAAATGGCTTCGGGATACGAGGCCAGACGCGTGAAACAACAACGCTGGCACATCGAGAATGATGCCGTCAAATACATGCTGCAAGGCATGCGGGGGACCGTGCTCGACGTCCCCTGTGGTTCTGGCCGTTACTTTGCCCTGTACCGTAAGCTCGGTTTGAAGCCGGTATTGGCCATCGACTCCAGTAAAGAGATGCTGGCACTGGCAAAGGAAAAGCTGAAGCCTGGACAGTCATTGATGTTCGGTGACGCCACGAACCTATGGCCCAACAACAAGAGTTGGGACATAGCGGTGTGCGTTCGGTTCCTGGACTTGATAGATCAGGATGCGATGTACATCGTGCTTGACGAGCTTGACCGGGTGACGCGTAACTGCATGATCCTTACGATCAGGTTCGGGCCTCGGTACATACCGAAGAGCAACACTGCAACCCATGACGAAACTAAGTTTCGTAAGTGGATGCAGAAACACTATTGGCATCAGACAGACGCGGTGCCGATATTCAAACAAGGATGGGTCGTACTCAAACTCGAAAGGACGAAATAGGGGAACCATCCCCTATATGCTGGTGATGCCAGCACTGAAGAGTCCCTCACATGTTAGGAGAGCAATGTGATAGAAATAACAGATGACGAAAACACTGCTCCAGCTCCGGAGCCCGTTCCTGATACTCCAGCGTCTCCTGAAAAGAAGGCGCGGGTGCGACGAAAGAAAGTGCCTAGCCAAAAAGCTGCCGATGCTGTAAATGGCAAAGGCAATGGCGCTGACGACACTTCAGAAGCAGAAGTCTCTGTAGAGGAATTAGTGACGCGTTACAACAGACTTGGATCTGTCGCTGAAGACCTCGGCATTGAAGGTATTGAACCTGTCAATTCATTTGACAGTGTCAAGCTGGGACTGGCAGCTTGCGAGCGGCTCCAGAACCAGATCGACAAGGCTCGCGATCCTGAAAGGAAGGCTATGCGTAAAACGAGTAAAGTGCGTGGAGGCAAAGCCAAGAAGGCCGAAAAGAAAACTGCTCGCAAAGCAGTGGCCTCGGCTCGTGGCCCGCGCCTCAAATGGGAAGATGACGACAAGATCGTCTGGGCAGGTAAGAACAATCCGTTCCGTGAAGGATCTAGCGCATATGATCGCGTGAAGGTCGTTCAAGGATACAACGGAAAGTCTTTCAAGTTTTTCAAGGCAGGAGCCGTTGACAAGAAGACCGTCAAGGGCAGCACCTTGAATACCTGTGTCAAGATGGGTCTCGTCAAAAAAGGCTAACTCACAAACTTTATCGCCCCTCAGTTTTCGGACTGAGGGGCTTTTTATTACAGGCAAATTATCCTCAGAACTTTTGTCCATTCCCAATGCTTTGGTCCACCATCCCAAATACCCAATGCACTACATCGCAATCCATTCCGGGCCAATCCCACGACATCCCCACCGTCAAAGATCCATAGCTCATCTGTCTTTTTCTTCTGCCGGCGCACGGCAACGAATACTCGTCCTCCATGCCTGACGCGTTTATCTATCCAAACAATCTGCTCTGGCCTGAGTTTTATTTTCAGTCCTGTTGTCTTCTTATATTCTATCCAGAATTCACTCCCGTGATAGCATCCGTTTGAATCCGGCACTCCACGTCCGGTCATGCCAGTCTCGATGCTGGTCCAGTCAACTTCCTTGAGATGCTTACGGAAAATCCCCCGAAGACCGCCGTCGATCAAATCGCGAACTCCCGAGTTTCAAAGATAGTTCCACATCGTTTGTTGATACACTGACGAGTTCGTTTGATCGTTATACTGCCTTTAACTTTTCTCGTCTCTTTAACTCTGGTGTATCCATGACACTTCGGACACGGATAACTAACAGTCCCGCGTTCTCGTTTGATTGGTTTCACTGCCAACATACTCATTGCCTGTTTGCTCCTACGCTACCTATAGCTTGCTACCTTATGCACACCTGTTATACTTTTGCAACCAACCGGCGAGGCTAAGATTCTCATGAACAACTATAAAAGTTCTATCCCATTGATGCGCCATCAAATCGCGGCGCGTCTTCACTTCAATCAGCGACCAAAGAAAGAACCGGATGTCGCTGCTCTCCTGATGGAAACCGGAACCGGCAAGACCAAAGTCATCTTGGAAGAATTTCAAGAAGGCATCAATTCCGGTGAGCTCAACGCCATGCTGGTGATCGCACCGGCTGGATCAATCAAGAACTGGTACATGGACAAGAGCGACGAGCAGCCAGCAGAAATCAAGGCCCACCTGGACCCTGAGCTCTTTCGTAGACTGCACGTTGCAGCATGGCCCAAGGTGAAAGCTACTCCAGCGGGACGACCGTGCGCCATGTTCATCAACGTGGAAGCCTTCAGTTCCTCTACTCGCGTGGCTGAAAATCTGGCCATTGATTTCATGAGCAAGTCCAACTGTCTGCTCGTGATGGATGAGAGCACTCGCATCCGTCGCAAGTCCCTGCGAACCAAGGCAGTGCTGCGCATCAAGCATTATGCCAAGAGGCGTCGTATTCTCACCGGATTTGTCACGCCCAAATCCCCGCTGGACCTGTATCATCAGTATGAATTTCTGGACAACAATATCATAGGCTATCCCACTTATACGGCATTCCGCGCCCGATATGCCATCATTGACAGGATCTGTATTGAACCTACGGAAAAGGTGCGCAGCGTGCTGACCACGCATTGCGGCTTGAGGATGTCTGAAAAATTCACGGACGACAAGCTGAAGCGCAACCTGAAGCTGATGCTCAGCAGCAATGAACAGATCAAGCTGGTGGATACGCTAAGTCGCAGCCAGACTTTATTCGGCATAGAACGCATCGTAAAGAAAGCGCGACGCGATGAAATGCTGGAGTACCTGGAACGGATACTCGGCTTCATTCCTCACAGCGTAAAGACCGTGCCCAAGATCAAGGACTTCCGATACCTGGACGAGTTGCAGGCAAAGATCAAGCCGTACACCTTCCAGATCTTGAAGTCAGAATGCCTGGATCTCAAACCCAAGATTTATGAACCGCGCGATGTCGAGCTTACCAAGATGCAAAAGGAGATCTATCGTGATCTGCTTGCGGAAGCACATGCCGAGCTGGATTCGCATCACGTCACTGCTACTACCGTCATGGCCCAAATCCAGAAGCTGCATCAGGTTGTGTGCGGTCATGTGCGTGATGAGCACGGTGAGGTTCTGGATATTGAAAGTAATCGTGTTGATGACCTGCTCGAGATTCTGGCAGAGCACAGTGGCAAGGCGATTATTTGGACATGCTATGATCCAGAGATCCGCAAGATCACCGCGGCGTTACAGAAAGAATACGGAACCGAAGGAGTGGCAGCTTATTGGGGAGGTAACAAAAGCACGCGTGATGTGGAGGAGAAAAAATTCCTCTCCCACCCTGATTGCCGCTTCATGGTCAGCACTCAGGCTTCAGGAGGCATGGGCAACACTTGGAACGTCGCAACGCTGACGGTGTACGCTGGCAACAGCTATGACCTCGAGCACCGCTTTCAGAGTGAGGACCGCAACCATCGCAAGGGCCAGAACAACAGCGTAACTTACATTGACATGATTGCGCGCGGCACCGTAGAGGAAAGGATACTGTATGCCCTACGCAACAAGATAGACTTGGCTACCAAGATCACCGGCGAGAACTATCGGAAATGGCTGATATAAAAGAGGAAACCATGCCATCAGAAACAGCAATGGAAATTCTGGCATTCCGTGATAAGATCATAGATGCCGTGGAAGGCGAACGAGCACGTCACATCAGTGACATTGCTATCGCCCTACGTTTCTTCACAGACCACCTGACCGCAATCGCTCGTGTGCGGGAAACACAAATACAAATTCACGAGCAACAGAACCTGATCAACAAGCTGCGCGCTGAAATAGATCTGGTATCAAAATAAAAGGAGGATTTATGATCCACTGGTTAAAAATGTGGCTAGAGAAGTTTGTGCGCGGATGGCGTCCCTTTCGCTGGACCAGCTTTGATAGAGAGCCTCCGCTGCACGTTGTAGATCCTCCTCCGTCCACCTCCGAGCCCGAGCCTGAGCGCCCGGACCCTGAGAAAATTGCGGAGGAGATAGACAAGGCTCAGATGAACCGTGCCCTTCGGAAGAAATATGAGAAGCTTCGAAAGAAGCATGATAAGTTTGTTCAGCCATCCGGAGATCAACCCCTACATCTCGGAACGCGGAAACCAGCACCAACAGTTCCAACAAGTAAAGCACAACCACCAGACCTAAGCAACGCCGATAGCGGCATGCTTATCATCGACCGCCATCATGAGGGCGGGGATAAAGTGCTGTACGAGGAGAGGGAGTTCTTTGGCTCCTTCAATTTCCGGGACACTATTCTGGAACAACTGGATCGTTACTTCGTTTACCTCTACCGCATGCGACGCAATGATCCGGATGCCTACAACTTCTATCGTCAGGTCGGTGGTGCGTTGCTGCCCTACAGTAGCTTTGGCAGGTTCTTTGAAGACTACGATAATGTCAAGGAAATGGCGAAGGCACTTGATCTGCATGTGAAGCGTAGGCAACTGCTGAAAGATGTACCACCGTGGTTCAAGGAAATGCGACCAGCATTCGGTTGCGTGGCATTGGGTACGGATAAACACAGTGAAGAGCATGAGCTCAAGCTTACGGAAATTTCCAAGAAGCTTAATCCCAAGAAGGGAGGCTCATTGTGGACGCCGAAATTCATGTACTACACAAAGTATCAGGATCCACCGCCAGACCTCCAACTCTGCACCGGCGGAGACACCTATAAGCTGACCATCTGGTGGGATCGCCCACAAGATCCAACCTACAAGCGGAAATGGGGAACGCCGCAAGACTTCGGGATGTGGGTGAGCGATGACGGCAGTGTAGTCAAGCCTCTACGCCAACTCGCCTTCCATGATGGTGGCTACTGGCGCGAATGGCGTTTGCCCTACGCCATGAAAGAGTGGGCGAAGCAACACGATATCAACGCCACGGAATACATGCGCCATCTGTTTATCTACGCCATTCAGGAATGTGAAAAGCTCGGTCATAACATGATCCACGTTCATGTGACCAACAGCAAGGGATTAACCTGCACCTTCGGCGTGGACGAACACCGCATGGGATATTTCTTCAAGGACCGCGATATCAAACTCAATCAGTATGGTCACCGTGGTCACGTGTTCCATTGGGTCAGGCCACACATGCGCAGCAATGGAGTTCTGGTCAAAGGCTACTTCGCCGGTGAAAATGAATTCACATGGGCAGGCTACAAAGTTCTGATCACGGTTCCGGGCAAAGACCATCTCATGCTGGATGAAATCAACATCGGTGCCACCGATAAGGACAAGCTGAAGCCCGGAGAAACTTCTTTGGGGCAATCAGAATTCGGCAAAAACATTGCCGACCACATCCGTAGTGGCGATATCAACGATATCGTAAAAGGAACAGAGGAATGATACGCGCCACGATAGTATTCACACTATTGACCGTAGCCATCTGGTTGGTCTTGGTAGAACATCCGTTCTGGGCAGTCATATTTTCTGCTGCGTCCTTGATTCTGATCATGCAGTCTCATTAGGTGCGACGGTTGATAATCTTGTACGGGTCAAGGAAAGAACTCCGGGCACTCCCGCAGACTATCTTTCTGAAAGCCGACCCCGTCGCCAGCCGACCGGAAGGCTGATGCACCCGGAACCATACTGCCATATAAGCACCCAAAGGGCACATATGGCATAGCCTCTCAAGCCACAGAGATGGCCGTCTATGCGTCTGAGACCCATAGCCTATGCCGTGCACCCCTAATGGCGCTGGAAGTATTTAGGTATTCTCATCAGCTAAAAAGAAGGGCTCCTCCGAGGAAGAGCCCTCCAAGTCCTGGGCGAGGAAACCGACCTTCATTTATTTGGAGCAACGTGCGGCGCGAGTGGCTCCGGCGCACCCTGAGGCTGAATGGTGCCGGTGATGGCATTGCCGGCGACGATGGTTATATCCAGCGTAGCAATCACTTTGCTGCCATCAGCATTGCTACCAGTACAGGTGATCTGTGCATTGCCTAGTGTGCCAATAGGCGTGATGAAAGCCTGCTGATCATCTCCCTGATCAGGATCTACATGCACGATGGTTGGATCACTGGTGTCCCAACTCACATTGCCTTGCGGCAGATCTACCGGATTGCCTTTCGCATCAACGTAGCTAACTGCAACGCGCAGTCCCATGTCTACTGGTAGAGTGTACGCCATATTCCCTTCTCCCTTGACAGTGAAATTCCCGTAACTTGCTGTGATGAATACCCGTGTCTTTGGTTCCTCAAGAAGTATCTTGAGTACGCCGCTGACGTTGAAGCCAATGTCCATCACGCCACTGCGTCTTCAAACTTCCAATCAACCATTCCCTTCCCATTTATCCCCAACTCTCGAGCCATGTTTGGGCTGATATCGATACCGGCACCGTTCGGCACCGTGCCTTCATTTGGGCCACGCGGACATTCCTCGCCGTTTTCATAGCATTGCTCAGCCAGTGGACGCTCGCCTATGTCTGGATAGTTGTCGTCCACGAACCACGGTCCTTTGTCACCGACCCAACCTACAGCAGACTTTCCATTCACATTGTTGATTACCCTTACGCGCGCACTGCCGTTTATCCCGGCATTGGGCACCGTCCACGGCAATGAAACATAATTATCACTATCATTGAGGTACGGTCCTCTTCCTTCCGAATCGTAAGGACCGTAAGCGGAATACTCATTATCATTACCTCCGCCGAATACTGTAGTGATAATTCCCTTCTGGTTGGCCGGAATGCCTTCCTCTTCTGGAGGATGATTGTGGAACGGCTCACCATTCAAGACAACGGTTACATCACCGTGCATGTCAATAAACATGTCAACGACTGGCTGACCAGGTCTGTAATCCCCATAAACCGTCGTGCTGTTTATCAGTACCTGCACCGCACCCTGCGCCGCGCCGTGGATGTCCACCCAATTCCCACCAGTAGGATGGGAAGGCGGTTGATCAGGACGATCTGGACGGTCAGGTCTATCTGGTGGTGGTGATTCACCGATTTCTTCACCGCTTATGGAAGATGCAATGGCTGCGCAGATTTCTTCAAACTTGTCGTTGTATTTGTTGCAGTCCGTAGTGTTATCGCAGAAGCAGGTTTCAATGAGTATGGCCGGCTCATTGGTGCCATTGAGGAATGCTAGATCACCGCGATACTTGGCACCTCGATCGGTGAAATCACCGGCTGCCACGATTGCATCACAGACTTCACCGGCCAGAGTTTCCTGCGTGACGTACAGTACTTCGCATCCGTGAGCGTTGCCGTCGTAGGCATTGAAATGAACACTTACGTCCAGATCATGCGACCCTTGCGCATTGTGAAAGTCTACGATACGGTCAAGATTGGCGGACTGGGATGTGGATACATCATCGTGGAATTTGACCACGTCCACACCGGCATGATGCAGCAAATCATAGATACGATCCACCATCCGGCGTGCTTCATCTACCTCATCGCACTGCGGCGGCACCGGATAACCAGAAGCGCCGCGGATGTATTTACCGTGCCCGGAACTAATCACAATTTTCATCTGTGCTATCCTTTGTTCTCTGCGCCATTTTCGCTGTCGCTCTGCCAACCATTTGTGAGCTTCAATACCCTCACGCACCTAAAATTCAGTGTGCTTGGGCCAGAACAGCGTAAAACGACGCTGTGCTTTGCGCGCATCTTTCGGGCCGCTGTAGGTGTACATCATCGTCGTCTCACGCTTGTTCAGATAGAGTGGTACTACCTCCTCCGCACTGTCGATCACAACGCGCAGGTCTATCCTATGTGGAAGGTATCCGCGTGGAGTTGGTTTTTTACCGACTGGCATTTCGTTCCAGGTCTCCAGATGCCGTCTTATCATTCATGGTTGCGCCTTCTGAATATGGCGTTCACGTTCTTGAATTGAGTCTCGCGCTTCATCGTAGGCACGGCGAGCTATCCGCAAGCCGCTCTTGATGCGGTCTGCAGCCGGTGCACCGTCCGTGACCCAGATGATCCACAACTTCACAAGCTGTTGATGGTACGCTTCATCCAGCGCGGTCTTGTCAAGGGCCAACAATTTAGCATCCAGTTGCAAACCCTCGTAGAAGCCCGGAGCCTGCGCCGGGCTTTGTCGCTGCTGTGCATTCACACGATAAGCCATAGCGACCAGCAGCAGTGCGATCAATACCGCTGTCGCTATCAACCACTGCCAGCGTTTAAGTGTTTCCAACTGGAGGGGCATCGTGGAAACCCTTTTCCGTAAACCATCTCGGCAGGTCTATCTCAAACCCACCTTCGCATTGTCTTACGTCTATGTCTTCCTTGTCTGCTGCGTCATGTCCTAGCATAGGAACATATCCGAAACGTAACGACACTGCACCAGAAAATATCGCAACTCGTGAGCCTTCCCCATTGGTTGATTTGATCAGCCTTGCCTTGCCTACATCTTCACCGTCACCAATCATCAAAACGAAATGATCACCTTTCTTAATATCCATTCCAGTAGTGAAAAACTTTGGAATCGTAATGAGAAGGCGCGGATCCTTCTGCTTTGCGCCGGTTTTATATTTCACACGACGGTAGCTCAAACTTCCTTTGGTTTTTACATTATAGTTACCCTGACTACCGACTATGTTTGGTAGAACCGTGAATCCCATGATTCATCCTAATTTCAAATCCAGTTTCTGTGATCTTACACCATTCCAGACCCCATCAATTTGATCAGCCGTGGTTATCGTACCCGCGTCAATCTGTTTCTGAATGTCCAACTCTACGGTGAAACACTGCTCTACGAAAGTATTGATTTTCTTATACATTTCCATAATCTGGTCAGTTGTTAATTCCAAGAACCCTTCCGGTCCCTTCCAGGCAATCGTAGTCCCACCACCAGAAGGTGGTGCCTGCGTTGCCGGATTAACAGCAAAGTCATTGCAGTGCGCCAGCATGGTTTGCGTTTCACGGTCAGTCTTCAAGCTGATGTCGTCCACCGTTATCTGTCCACCAATTTCAACATCGTAGCGCATCGCGGCGTTGTAGAATTTCAAGTCAGTCTTCAAGTCACCGAGCACGATAACTTGCTGCACCACGCCAGCCACCCGCTCGATGGTCCAGCTTACTACTGTGCGTCCCTTAGGGATTGGTGCTTCTTGCACACGATAGATATGGATTGCTTGTAGTTCCTCATCGGTCCAAGTATCCACAATGGCCCACGGATGCTGCGTGCCGTTCACATCCACGATAGTGCCGCCGCTCAATTGCTTGAACACGTCCGGCGCGGTTTCTTGCGCAATGATCATGTTTGATCCTAACCGTAGGGCAACGACGGCGGAGTGAACGAGGGCAGCGCACCGGCTGGGTAGTACCGCGCGACGTTGGAGATGCGTACCTCGTCGATGTAGCCATAGACCGTGTAGCTGGGAGTGTTAGTGTCATAAGCTCCGATGAGAAGCGGGTTCGTCCCGCCCAAGGTGAAGCTGGCGGTGTCGGTGCCGGTGTAGAGCTGAGTGCCGTTCACCCAGCACGTGACTGTTCCTGACTTTCTCTGAAGCACGATGTTGTACCACGTCCCCAGCGTGGGAGTGCCTCCGCCGAGCCATCCCATTACGCGAGTGTTGCCCGGTGTCCAGTAAGACAACTTGTTGGAGTTGTTCCAGTAGAGCTGCCACCCGACGGCGTAGTTGCCTCCGATGAGGCCCTGATTGGTAGGAGTCATGGAGGTGAAGTTGACGAACAGCTCTACCGTAAAATCGGCAGTGCCAAAATCGAAATCCGAGCTATAGGGCGACGAGACATATCCGAGCGAGGTCCCGTCCGTGTTCGGACTCAGCGACGCGGTGCCGAACTTCTGCTTGGCGGTGGACAGCTGCGCGGTGCCGTTGAACGTCAGCGTCTTGCCGGTATCGTCTGTCGCCGATGTCGCGTTATTGGCGCCATCAAAGTGCGACAACAGCTTCGTGTTGGAGTCGAGCACAAATGCCGACGTTGGCGGCGGTGTGACACCAGAAGTGACGTAGCGCGCCACCCTGGAGATGCGCATCTCGTCCATGTACCCCTTTAAGCCGTAGCTGGAGTACGAACCTATGCGAAGCGCGTTGCCAGCGCCGAGGCTGCACGTCGTCGCTGCCTCATTGAACGTGTTCGGACACTGAACTCCGTCGACGTAGCCGACCCAGATCGCTCCGGCGCGCTGAATGGCGCAGTGATGCCACGAATTGAGCGGCAGTGATCCAGGACTTCCCGGCCACCCAAATACGTGGTAGTTCCCAGGCGTCCAGCAGTTCATGCCGACGCCGTTCATGTTCATGCCGAACTGAAAGCCAGCTCCGTTGCCGCCACAGAACTGCCAGTACGGAGCCGGCTGCGCCAGCATGTATATCCACGCCTCCATCGTAAAGTCAGTGGTCGTCCCGAAGTCGAAGTCGGCGCTGTATGGCAGGGAGACATAGCCACCATCGGTCCCCGTCGCAGAGGGCTGGAGCGATGCCGACCCGAACTTCGCCTGAGCGACCTTGAGGGCTGACGGAGCGTTAAAGGTGAACGGCGAGTGCGGAGCCGCTCCGCCGTGCGCCGAGTCGACGGTTGACGTGGCTCCGTCCGCTCCATCGAAGTGAAGCAGCAGGACGGTGTTCGCATCGTTGCCACCAGCCGATGGTCTTTTAGCCAATCCTGGTAGTGTAATGATTCCAGGGATGCTCATGCTACAATCTGCCCACCACCGATGATGATATGCGAAGAATCTGCAACGAAGTACGGCACGAATGTGAAATTGTTAGCGCGTGCATCAATGGTCGGCAGTGCACCACCGACGCCGTAATACTGAGTACCCCACGACACCGTACGAGCTCCAGTGGCGTCCTGCGCAATCCAAAGCACACCACTCTGACCGACCTTCGCAGAAACCGGGTTCGCTATGGTGACGTTCCCCGTCAGCACCATCGAGTTGTTGATGCTCGTGGAAAGGTTCGGCGTCACCGTGCCAGTGACATTGCCGAGTGCGTTCATCGCAGCAGCAGACCACACTGCATTCGGCGTCATCAGCTTGCTGGCATTGTTGGCTTCAAAATCGCCGGCAGATCCAATGGCAGTAGAATCAATATCAGAATAGAGAGCAGTGTTCTTAGTCGCCAATGCACCTAGCCCGAGGTTGGTGCGCGCTGTCGTAACACTGGTCACATCATTTAGGTTGTTGGCCTTCAGCATGTCACCAACACCGGCACCGATGTTGGAACGAGCAGTCGCTGCCGTAGCCGTCAACTCTGAAAGATTGTTGGCTTTCAGCATGTCACCGTTGCCGGTGCCTGCGCCGATATTGGTGCGTGCTGTAGTCGTGTTGGTTACGTCACTGAGATTGTTGGAGCCGACCATGTTGCCATTGCCGGTTCCTGCTCCGATATTGGTGCGTGCAGTGGCAGCGTTGGTGACTTCCGACAGATTGTTGCTACCGACCATGTTACCTATGCCTGCGCCGATGTTGGCACGAGCAGTGGCCGCAGTGCTGGTCAGTTCTGACAAGCTGTTGCTTGCCTTCATATCTCCTATACCCGCGCCGATGTTCGCACGCGCAGATGAAGCACTCAAGACATCGCTTAGGTTATTGGCGCGCAACATGTCACCAGAACCAGCACCAGCTGGACCGGTCGGTCCTGCTGGCCCGATCTGACCTGACAGATTGATATTCCAATCAGTATGTGCGCCCGAGCCTCCAATGGTATCTACGTTCACCGTCAGCGTCGTGCCACTATAGGCAGTACAAACACCTTCCATCCATGCCGTAGGAGTGCCAGCACTGGCGATACGTGTCCGTGCACCAGCACTATAAGCAAGACCAGTCTGCGTCGTCACCGAAACTGAACCAACACCGACAGTGACGTTGCTGGCTGACGTAGCAGCATAGCCCGGACCTACCGGACCAGCCGAACCTGCAGGACCAGTAGATCCTGCCGGACCGGTTGCTCCTGTTAATCCTGTTGGTCCTATCGGACCAGTCGGTCCAGGCTGACCCTGCTCACCACCTATGTTGACGTTCCAGTCCGCGTGAGCTCCGGAGCCACCAATCAAATCACAAGCGAATGCCAGTGTGCTACCGGAATAACTGGTGACAACACCTTCCATCCAATTCGCGGAGTTCGCTGCTGAAACAACATGCACTCGCGCTCCGGCAGTGTAGGCAAGTCCAGCCTGAGTAACCAAGCTTTGCGAACCTAATCCAATGGTCGCAGAAGTTGTGCTGGTTCCCTTGTAAGTGTTGGCACCTGCCGGACCAACCAAGTTGATCGGTGCTGGCCATGCACCACTAGCACGCGGACCATAAAGATTCTGCTGAGCAGAACTGACATTCTGAATGAACGTGTCACCGTCCACCGCATCAATAGGCACCGTGGGTGATGGTGGTGCACTGCCATACCAGATGCGATTGCCTGGAGTGCCTGCCGCGCCGTTAATGCCACGCGCACCTTGTTGTCCAGGCTCTCCGGTTAAACCAATGTTCCAATCAGTATGTGGATTGCCGTCAGCCGTATCACTGACTAGGTCAACAGAAATTTGTAGATTAGCACTGGTAGAACCCTCAGTATAATTTAGAACAACGCCTTCTTCCCAATTATTGGCTGGATCAGCCTGCGAAACAATGCGTGCTCGTCCTCCAGGCAAATAGGCCAATCCGTTTGGAACCAAGAACGTGATAACACCTATTTCCAGAATAGCACTCGTATTGCTGGACGTATCATAGCCTGCTCCGGGCGGACCCTGCGGACCAGATACACCAGCAGTCCCGGTGACGACAGATATACTGGTTATCATCTTGTGATCCCCTCGAAGACTGTCATCTGCGTGCCTCGTATTATGATGCGATGCCTGTATCCATCATAAGCAACAACATCAAACACGTAATCCTGCGGTGGCACCGAAGCCATTTGCGATGCACGAATGTTCATTTGCAATACGTTATGCACCACAGTGAGAGTGCCATCATGCGTACTGCCACGTATCACCACGCTGTATTCAGGTGGATTGGCGCGCACCTCCATTTCAAACACGATGCCGTCTAATGGTATTGGTATCGTCGCAGCAGAGTCTTCATAGAAAGCAAAGCCGTCAATCCAATCTTCATTGTTGCCGGTCTGCACCGTGCACTCCACCACAGGCAGTTGCAGAATGTTCGTCGTCGGTGGTGGTAACGGTGCCGGATCTCTAGGAGCAGGAGCGGGTGCCCTCGGTTGTATGGCAACGGTCGCACCGTAGCTCTCAGGTGGCGGAGTTGCCATTGTTGGGGTGACAAACACAGAAGGCTTTTGTCCAGGCTTGAATGGCACAGGAGGCGAAGGTGCTATCAGCCCAGACTGTGCACCATATGGCGGATAGCCATCATAAGGGTAGATCGGCGTCGGCAAACGCGGATCATTAGGATTGACGACCCCCGGAACGGGCGAAACCGGAGGAGGAATGTAAGCAGTAGGAGGACTAGGCATTTGGCCAATCCCGAGGAAGTTTCCATTGCGTGATTTGGTCAAAGTTCATAGTGCTGATTTGTTCTTTGACAGCGTCAGCGAAGTCACGCAATGATTGCACCCTGTCCAGCAGTTTCTTGGAATTGTTGAGCCGTATGCGCTCGCCAGGATTAGGTTCAGCCAGCCTGCTCAGCTGCGTGACAGCGAAAAGCGCCAAGGTCATGTCACTCTGATTGGTGAACAAGTTGATACGCTTGTCCGCTTCGTCGTCAACCTTCTTCTTGAGCTTGGATCGTAGGCCAAGCGAGATGCGCTTGGTCCCGTCCATGCTATCGTATTCAACGTCATCCAGACGACGTGGTGTTTTCTTCCACGAGCCATCCGGCTGTAGGACGCCATCATAGAACTCAAAGTCCGGAGGAGGCTGCGGCTCAACGTGTGGTTGACTAGGATGTTCTTCCATGATTCTTACCCCGGTGGATAATCGTTGCTGATAAGTCCTGCCGTGATGTTGTGCGGCGTCCAGTCATTGTTCATGCCAGACCAATCCTTGCCGATGTTGCCGCTATCAGACCAGTTCAGATACCATCCGTTATTCCCCCACGGTCCACTGTAGACTTGTGGGATAACAGCACCGCTGACGATTGTCGCGAATGTATTCCATGGCAGCGCAACACCGTCCACGAAATAGAGCTCAGCTATCTTGAAGTTGGTACCAAACTCCGTGACCGAAAGATCCGGGCTAGATTCGCACCCGATGATATTGTACTGACCGGATTGATTCCAAGAACTGTTGCCGGACACCGCACCTTGCGCAACCAAAATGCCATCGTAATAGCAACTCAGCTGACTGCCGTTCGCCTGCCACATCCAGTGATGCCAGTTGCTATCCTGGAAGATCAACTGCGGTGCAAACCATCCGTGCATGCCACCATAGATGTCAACACCGTATACAGGCAACGGATTGAGATCAGCCCACCATGCCGTCATACGTCCAATGTCTGCGCTACCTCCGTAATGGTTGAACGCAGTACCGGTGAATTGTCCGCCTGAAACATATGCTGGACCAGCAGCGATCAACACCTGTGGAGAGTTATCGGAAAGGCTTGTACGCTTCATGAACATTGACATCGTCCACATCGTACGATTGCCACTGATCGTAGGCGTGCGATTGAAGAACGTGATGTAAGGCGTGCTAACCATCTGCAACGACTTACCAGAGCCGGGAGAAGGCGGTCCTACTGCGGCTCCTGCCGTGCCGCGCGCATTGACTAGCTGCCAGTTCACACTATCCCAGAACAACAACCAAATCATTCCAGGATAACCATCACCTGGACCAAGATCACTGCCGTCACCATGCACGACCTTGCGAACCGGCAGAGCATTGACGTTGATTTGAGTTGGTCCGGTTGTGGCATTCTTAACCATCACCTCAATCGGCATACCCTCGACCAATGCCGTAATGGCTGGCGTATAGGATGCAACGACGAGGTTAGCGGTAGCACTGGTGTCACGGCAATACGGAATATTGACGACATAATTGGTAGTACCTCCACCCGTGCCACCACCAACACCACGCCAATTCTGCATTTGAAATTCAGTGCCGTCATCAACCAAACAAACAATCTGGCCGGCGACGTAATCATTGGCTGCAAGCTCAGCGCCATCCGCACGCTTGACTGCACGTTCAGGAAGACTGTCACAAGTGATAACGCAGCCGGGACCTATACAAGAATGAGCCGCCTTAACATACAAACGCATCCCTTCATGATAAGCCGTCAACGGCGGATCATTAGAAATTGCCAGCGCATTTGCGGTACCAACATCAACTTGGTAATTCAATTTGCCGCGCCGAATACCGCGCGTCATCTGGAATAGATCAGCATCGCTTGGAGTGATGCCGGTCTTGGTAATTAGATTTACGATTTCCCGCTGCGGATATTCAATGCTTTCCGCAGGAGGGATTGATCCGCTTATGCCCGCTGCCTTGTTGGCATTGATATACGGTGCATTAGGATCGGACTGGCCTAGAGGTGCTTCATACTTCATGTGTGTGGACCTTTCAGGTCAGCGGCGGATTTGGGAACCAAGTGCTAGGTGGAATGACAGTTGATAGATTAGGAGGCCAATCCGCGTATCCATCATTTGTCATGTTGTTGATATCAAAGATCACTTGCGTATGTGCTGGCTTCCAACGCTCAATCATGCAGTACAACGGATCCGGTATGCCGAAGCGCAGGAATGGATCATAACCAAGCTCAGCACTCCCCGCACGAAACCAATGCAAACTCGCGGCATTAATATGAACCGTCCAGTAGAATCGCATCTCGGGTGCGCCGATTTCCCATCTCCAGTCATTGTTGGATGTTGGGTCGCGCGTGTCACCTACTTGCGATAAGCCACATGTGAACGGACTGTACTCAGTGATGGAAATAACGTAGCCAAGCCACGCTGCCATCGTGATGAACCACTGACGGGACTGGCCGCCTAGCAGTGTCATCTTCATAAGCAACAAACGATGACGTTGATCTAACGACTGCGCATCACCAAAACAAATATCCGGAAGACCCCAATTCCTTTCCCAGTCCGGAAGGAGTTCAACCGTTAATGTTGGATCAGATTCTATCTCCAACAAATCGGCTGCACGCTTGTCTACAAATCCCCAATAATTAGCAAGCCCACGAACTGCTCTAACTAAAACAGAACTTTCATGGCGCGGCCATGCAGGACCATACGGCAGCAAATTGAGAATTGCTGTGCCATATGCATCACCATCACGGCGGATATGCCTGTCGCTCATGCTGGATAAGGTGGCGTGGTCGCATAATAGACAATTGAACCAATCACTGGAAGATAGCCCGGAGCGGGCATTGCGGTAGTCGTATAGATTAGCTCATGGTGTGCCTCCCCAATCGCATCAGAGATTGCTGCATCAATCCACGAGCGATATATTGTTTGACCCGGAGCAGCCTTGTCAAAGAACATTGCTTCAAGATTATCTTGGATTGATGCGCGCGTGGCATCAGTGTCTGGCGAAAGATCTGCAATATAGAAATTCAACGGATAAGGTAATGGTGCCACCACGAAACAATCCTTCACTGCAACCGGTCGCTTAGTGTCAATGTAAGCTTGCACCGTGGCTACGTCCTGATCATTAGGTAATCCACCTGGACGCAAATCATCCATCATAAATCGGACCGTCGTCGTTCCCATACCCTGTTCGAGAGGAGCATTCCAAGCGCGCGTAACACCCGGAACTGCGAGCGCCCATTGAACATAATCTGTTTGATCTCCTCCCATAGGCGGCTCTTGGATACGTTGGAGAATGCGCGCCCGAAGCTCATCATCTGTTTCTGTATCAGTGCCGCCATACATCGTAACAACAGTGGCGTCCTGATTGATACCTGGAGGAATAGGTGAAAATGAAATGCCTGCACCATACAATAGATTGCCAGCACTGCCAGGATCTAAAGCCTTGACAGGAACTGGTGTAGGTCCGGCAGACATAACCACTACCGCAGTCGTTTCATATGATACTGGCACCGCTCCAGGTATGGTCGGAGCACTTATCAATTGTGATCCCAATGGCAGCACGACACCTTGCGTCCCGGTTGCTGCTATCTCACCAATAGCAAGAGTTGAAAGCTTGCGTCCAGTGGAACCATCCGCATTGACAAGCCAAATTCTTCCGTGCCGATCAAGCCATTCAGTTTCAGCAGTATCCGGGAGAAGCATCTTGCTTAACCAGTCAATATATTGGAGGACCAAATGACAAGCTGCGCCCGTAACGTCTGACAACACGCGAAGAATGCTGTTAGGAACAGTAGCGTCTGCTCCGGGTAAATTAGCTCGTACAGCGTCCCGCACGAAACCGCGCACAGTTGCCAGCGTTGGGGTGGTCCAAGGCATTAGCTAATGTCCTGTAGCCTGCTTCTGCTCTTCCCACAGAATAGAATACATCAACTCAATCGGTGGTTGCGGACCACGGTATATTCGTATCATCGAATTGATTTGATTGAGCGGCGTTGCCGGTCGTACCACGGTTATATCAAAACGAGAGCAGATATGATTATCCACGAATGGTTGAATCGCTTGCTGAATATACATCCGCACCAATTCTATGGTCGCACCACGCTGCGCATTCGGCCCTTCAATGGCACTGCGCTGAAGCAACCAAATCTTGCTACCTATGGGCCAAGCTCCCCAGATGGTGTCAGCGTCCAAGTCCCCCCACCAACCCATGTAATCAGTAGAGTCCGGATCAGGCAGCGGATCAGTCGTATCCGCACGAGCATTGGTGCCTAACGCAACACAGACAGAAGTGGCCAGAGCTTGCGTGTCATCCAGTGTGCCATCCGGCAACAAACTCCAGTCCATCGTCACGTTATACTTCGGGAAGTAAACGTTCTGGACTAGCCTGATATCTGGAACAGGACTGGTCATTTATCCTATCCGTGCAAATCCATTTTTGGATGGTCCAGCCAACGTCATGATCTTGGCAAACTTGTGCGCGGCTGGCGTGCCGCCGACATAGTCTTTACTATCACCAGACTCATGCAACACGTCATCATCTTCCTTGCCGGTACTTAACCGCACCTTGCTTGCGCTGGAAAGACGCCCCTCACCCTTCTTAACGTGCATGAAATCTTTGCTGTCAGCACCTGCTCCAGATACTGCCTTCTGACCAGTTTTTAGATTGGAACCTGGATCACCACTACTGGCACCGTCACCACCACTGCCACCACTGCCACCATCAAGTGCTGCAATTTCTAAATCCAATTGTCGCTGTAATTCTGGCTCCAAGCCAGCCCATAAGCGCGCTTGAACATATGATGCATATCTGCCATAGACATTCTGTCTGGTTTGACTTGCCTGCTGTTGGTCCTGCGGTGGATTCGCTTTTCCGCTTCCTGATGGCACCAACTGAACCCGCACCATCTGCGGTGCAGAATGATACATGCCATCACCGGCAAGATGAATTTGCATGTCATCGTTATTGGTGCGGTTCATGGCAACATCACCAGACGACAAACCACGCAAGCGATGCCGGCGATCATCCATGTTCCCATTGGCCGGGAAGCTGCGATTGCCACCCATAAACTGAGTGAACGTTTCCGCACTTGCCAGCATGTTGCCTGACGCATCTTTGTCAGCTGGCATACATACGCTAGTGAACCCGTAGTTCTGTGGACTCTCTATGCCACTACGACTTTCACCATGCATGAAGTTCCCACCACCTTCCTGCATCAATTTGTTGTCATCAACTTGGTCAACGGTAGACCTAGATCCACCACCAACATAACTACGGAAGGATGAATTAGCTGGCGTTGCTCTGTGCATCAGTTGTGTCCCACACCTGTAGGATTGCCCGGAGGTGCCGGATTAGTTGCTGACCTGCCAGTATCCGGCACATTGGCAGGTTGATTCATAGTTGGATTACCAACAGCAGCACCGACGATAGCACCATATTCCGTATCCCGCAGCAATATCGGCCGAACCAACTCAAGCACTGTCTGTGTGCCGTTCTGATTATCCTGCATGAATGTCGCAGACATGATCTTCAAGTATTGACTCAACATGGCCATTGGAGACTTAACAAATACTTTATCGCCGGGATTCCAAATACTGCCGTTCGGAGCAATCCAACCCTGCACCGTTATATTAGCCTGAATGATGTAACCTTCATGCCATACAGCTATGTTCTTCACATGAGATAAAAGCTCTTGCGGTGTACGGACCGGCTGCTCCATTGGAGTAACCAAACAGCTATTGTCCTTGGCAGAACCTGGACACCATGCCGGAGGCGGACTTGCCTGTGCACCGTTATGACCATCTGTGCCGCCGTCCTGAACGATAGCACCATACAGGTTGAACACATTGTCGTTCTGTATGAGGCACTGGCACGCCTTGATATTCACACCCTCAACTACCGAAGGACCTACGTTACCATTGTGCGGGCCAATGATCAGGAACTTCCCATACTTGTTGCTGCCCATCACAATGCCACGCGGACGAGCAATACGTTCCAAAAAATCCCAGATCTTTTCGCCCGGTTGATTTTGTAATTGCACAAACGGAGTAGGATCAGGCTTACCAACCACTTCAATGATGGACTTGCCACCATACGGCTCGAGCACTTTCTCAGCTACCTGCACAAACGTCATGCCGTCAAAATTGCCAGACTTTGTATAAGCAGTGGACTTAGCCGGTCCTGCCGTCATGGACTTGCCCATCAGCTGCACCTGATGGCTATTAGCATCGTAGGCTACCTGTCGTGTCGTAATCAATCCAGTAAAGGCAAGCTGATCAGCAAGTTGGATAGTGCAAGGATCACCGGGTTTGAACTGACGCAAGTCCGCCCAACTATCCGGCAAATTTCCACGCTCCGCTGCCGTAAACCGAAACCGATGGAAACTCTCTGCCCATCGTTGTTGCACCCATACACTTTCCCAATCATGGTAGAGAGCTCCACCGGCAGAAAGCTGACAAATTTCATCAGGATTAAATTGCTGTGCCATTACGCTACCGATAATGCCATTCCACGCATCAAACAGAACAATGGATGTACTATCTTATTTTCATTAAGTATTTCATCACCACGACTAGCATCATCATATAGTTTATAAGCTATGACCAAGGTAGAAAGTGATTGTGCGAATTGATAGCCTAACATTCTAGGCAGTGGTCGTGCAGTCGTAACCAAATGATTTGTGATAGCAGCATACAGACTGACAATGCCTTGAAATGTTTGTTGATCCATTTCATCTGCAGATGTTTCTATAGATTCATTAAACGGTTCTTGAATCTGTTCCCTAATCATTTCAACATCCTGCCTGCTAACGAATGACATACCGGCAATGATACGAGACATAGTAACCAAACACAAATTGATCCCACCATTCTTAAGCAAGATGCCACCAACAGTTTGAGGCTGCTCTTGTTCTGCGAACCGCCGCACTACTTCAATCTCTGGAAAAGTCGCTCCTGCTTGCCATGTCAACCAAAAACAATTTGAAAACGGCGGACCAAACGAATCCATGCGCAACCAGACATAAGCGTTCGCAGAAGTCTCACCAATAATGTTGCGCGCATCCGCACCGGCACGACCGGCTGGTGGTACCGTCTTGGCAAGATTCTGTAGTATCCGAATGGCGATTGCCGCCGCTTCAGTAGCGTCTGCCTTGTCCATGACTAAGGTCGAACTCGTATATACTGCGCCATTCGTGGACTGGTCACTGACATAGGGCTAGTTCCAATACCACCACTAGTATCAGCCGGAGGACCTTCAGTAGGAGTCTCTCCAGAATTAGCTCGTTGCCTGATATCCTGCACCTGTTGCGCCGCGCCCAACTGCTGCTGGATCTGTTGATCTACCGTACTGGACAATTGAAGCAACTCTCCTTGTGTATCTTGAGCTAACTGAAACGGCTGCCGACCATACTCAATGAACGACATATCAAACGTGCAGAAGCCGCCAAGCTTTTCTTCTTCACTTATCCGATAACGTTGCACCAAACACCACAGTCCCGGAATTGTTGGTGTTTGCAGCCATCCTGGTGAACCGTTCTCAAGCGCGGTAATCAACGAATTGCGACCGATACGATAGTCACGCTGATATAATTGCGTTTTGTCATTTTGTAGATTAATCGGATACGTAATGCAGTAAGCACGGACAGACCAACCGATAGCAGCATGACCCATGTCTTCAGCGTAAGGAAGGTCTTTCTTTGGAAATTGATGCATTACAATTCGCCGGCCGCTTTCCATGCCATAGGCTTCACAATGGAAATACGCACCCCGAAATGAACCCTTGACGAGTTGTGCTCGCCAAGTCTGACCCGGGATTTGCATTATGTCCATTACTGATGCCCATGCAATGCAGGATTAGCTGGACCAACTTCAGCGGTATCCATCTGTGTTTGACGATGATCATTCACCGGCATAAATGCCACGCGTCTTTCTGCTGATGCTGCCGGATTGCGCACAGCGATATTTATAGATCCAGATGTATCAACAGAATGATCAGTCTCATATTGAGCCATGCCTGTATCTATCATATTTCGCGCAACGTCTACGCCTTCTTGCCTTCTGGCCCAACCTACGTCTGCAGCTTCTACACCATAACGTTCTTGTTGACCCGCTGGACCAAAGGCAGCGGTTTGATAGCCACCCTTGCCAAATCCAACCGTGCCACTGGCATTGCCGGTACCATAGCTAATCGTATTGGAGCCACCCATCACATCTGTAAGAATAGGTGCATAAGCATTACGAATATCTTCACTCGGCGTCTGCGCGCCAATGCGATGTGTGCGCGGCGGAAAATAACGACCACCCAATGTCTGTTTCAATGTTTGCCCACGCGCCGCAGCCCGATTTAAAGTTTCCTCCATGAACGCTTGCTGCGCTTCACGTCCCTGTGAACCTGTTTCCGCATATGTGTAGGAATAAAACCTGTCACGTATGGCAGGGTCTTTTAACTCTTGACTAAATCCAGCACGGACTTCTGATAGTGTTGGTGAATAACCCGTAGCACCCGGTTGATTGTAACGCCCTTGACCACCGGCACCAGCCGGACCAGCACCGACCCCTGATGTTCCATGAAGTATAGCCGACCGCACATCCCCTACGGTGTAACCGGACTTGGCACCTGAATTAGTGCTAGGAGGAGTAGTAGTTGATGGTGAATCTGAACCAGGACTTGTAGTACCAACAGTTGAAGTCCCGCTTTGATCACCACCACCCACTATGATAGGACCACCACCTCCACCACCACCGTACAGCAATGCATATAGATTGGTATTCAATTGCTTCATCAGCCGAGTATTTTCATCAAGCTCATCACCTCCTCCGCCACCACCCATGAACTGCATGGGTTTGCCCATCATTTTTTCGCGTACCTCTGGAGTTGACCATACATTCGGCAATCCACCACCATGCTCAAATAAATCTTTCAACTTTTCCCATTCTGACATACCTTCAACTGATTTCCTATATCTTTCATGCTCTTGTAATCCCTTTAATATTCTATCACTAGACGGATTGAAAAAATTATAAATATCTTTGATGGCTTGATACAATATGCGAGCATCTTTAATGGACTCGGCAATATGATGGCCAATACTTTCGCCCCACGCCTCTGCAGTATCATTGATGTTAGTGTTCAACTCCGTAAACAATGGCAGGAGAACTTTCTCCATACCATATTCCATCTTTTCAATAATCTCTAGTGTCTTGGCCCATTGCGTACCCCACTTGAAGGAAAGCTCAATCATCTCCTTCTGTAGCTGTATTTCCTCTCTAGTGGCACCCCGCAACAGTCCCTTATAATTTAGTATCTCCGGACCTACACCCCATGCGTCCATCAACGCGCGCCGCTGACGTGCAAGTATCTGCACAGGCACATTGTGTGCGATACCTTCTTCCCAGGACTTATTCAACGTGGCAATGAAATGGTTCATTGCCTGTGCAACTTCACCACGGTTGCCAAAGCCAATCATCTTCTCCAGCAACTGCATGGCACCGGGACCATACTGACCGGCACCTTCAATAAATTTCTGCCGCGCTGCTCCTCCCATTTTGGTGTATTGCTGGATCGCCGTAAATAAACCCTGGAGGTTTTTCTGAGCAGCCTCCGGTGACATCACAGCGACTAATTGATTTTGAACAATCCTAAGCTGTCCAGGCAAAACGCCCAAGGTAGTTGAAAGAGCATTCAGCGCTTGCTGTTTACTAGCAAACTCATTCAACCATTGGCCAGCTTTATAGACTGCAAAACCGAACGCAACCAATGACTCTGTTGCTAAGATCAATCCTTTAGTAAACGGACTGAAGCCGGCGACCATATCAGCAATCGCCTTCTCCATACTCTTAACACCCTCAGTGGTCCTTTTAACTTGATCATTCAACTTGTCAAAAGCTTGACCACCAGAACCGCTAGAAAGCTTCTTTATTTCCTCCTGCATCTGACGCAGCGTCAACGACGCATTGTCAGTCATTGTAACAGTTAACTTTAGTTCCTCGTAGGTCGTTGCCATCAGTTATGCCCGACACCACTAGGTGTTTCAGGTGTCTTGCCTGCCGCAGCACCGGGGTCTGTCATGGTGCGCGATACAGTTGCATCCTTGAAAACTGGTCCGTCAGTTTTCACCGTAGTGCCAGCGGGTGCATCCACATGCACTTCCACATTGCCCTTACGCTCAACATCCTTTTTAGCCTGCTTACTTAAAGCTACATCCAATTCATCACGGTCAGATTGGTTGACCGGCATATCAGGACCACCAATTTCAGCGACATGCTTTTTATAAAAATCTTCATACATTCTAGTAAAGCGTCCACCGCGATAAGCAGCATCACCGACCATATCAAAATGCATTAAGTCCATACGACTACTGCCCTTGC